AGCAGCGCGGCGTGGCGCGGTATGTGGTGATCGACCCGGCGGGAACCAAGAACTGGTTTATCAAATGGTATGCGTGCACGCCTACGGGCGCCACCATCGTGTATCGAGAATGGCCCGACAAGAAACGGTATGGCCCTTGGGCGCTGCCACCGAGCAAGGCTGATCAGATGGACTGGCGCGCGGGCGATGCGCAACGGCTGGAGGCGGGGCGCGGGATGGATGGCTATAAGCGGCTGATGTACGAGCTGGAGGGTGCACGCTACAATGAGCGCACGGAGCAGTGGGATTTCTCTTTTGCAGAGACGATCGAGCGCCGGCTGATCGATCCTCGCTTCGGCGGGATGGGCGTGCCTGGGCAGGACGAGGGCACGAGTATCATCGATCTGATGGCGAACGAGACGAAGAGCGCGAAGGGCAATGTGGTGGTGCCTTCGATGATTCTGGAGGAGGCCGCGGACAGTCATGTGCAGGAGACGTTGCAACTGCTCCAGCAGGCGCTGGAGTGGAACCGGGCGGAGCCGCTGAGCCCGGTGAACTGCCCGAAGTGGTATATCGTGGATGATCTCGATCAGACGCATATCTGCTACGAGGAATTTACCGGGATGGGCACGCAACGCGATGCGCTGAAGGACATCGTGGACCCGGACCGATATTTTATCAAAAGCGGCTACGGCTATGTGGAGCCGGCGATGTTTCGCACGAGACGGCAGATGTATTATTGAAACGGTCTAGGAGGTTTTAATATGGAACTCAGGAACTCAGGAACGGAAGCGCGGAGACTGCCGGCGAGGCGGTGGCTGAGCCGCGGGGTGGTGTTGGAATTTATCCAAGGGACGTGGCGGGATCTGAGGAAGCTGGAAGCTGAGGGAAAACTGACACCAGAATATCCTGGCGGGATCACGCATAAACGGTATCGGCGTGATCAAGTTCTGACGTGTGGAGGGCGCCATGAAGGGTGATCTAAGTATGGTGGTGACTCGTCGTGAGAGCGAGGTGTGGCGACTTATTGGTAATGGTGAATCCACGAAGTGTGTGGCGGATTCCATGGGGATTTCGGTGAAAACAGTGGAGAATATGCGCACCTCTCTGTACGCAAAGATCATGGCGAGGAACCTCGCGGATGCGACGCGAATCGGGATAGAGCGCGGAGGCATTCCGGTGCGCGCTGGCTCGTTGGTGTTTATTTGAAAACTCCAATCTTGACCGGCATTTTGTGGGGATCATCCCGGAGCGAAAACTTATGAGCATGTACGCAGATGATGGCCTGAAGGAATTGTGCGAGGAATTGCAGCAGATCTCTGCGGACGGCACGGAGGTGTGGGCGCGGCAGGACCGGGCGCGGCAGGTGCGCTTCAATGAATGGGCGGGACAGAGCCCGGATGGCCGACGGCATGGTGATGCGATGGATGGGGATGCGCTGCCTTTCGAGGGCGCACCGGATAATCGCATCCCGCTCGTGGATACAGCAATCAATGAAAAGGTGCGGCTGTGCAAGCGGGCGTTCTTTCGCGCGATGGTGCAGGCCAAGCCCATCGAGTCAGGCGACTCTCCGCGATCGGCCAATGTGGATTCGCTGCTGGGCTGGCTGCGTGATCGCGCGATGCGTGAGGAGTTGCTGACGGAGGTGGAACTGTCGGCGCAGTATCTGTTCGGAGATGACCCCGGGGTGGTGGTGGTGGAGGTGTCGTGGCTCCGTGATCTAGGACTGGAGAGGAAGGTGCTGACGCTGGATGATGTGGCGGTGATGTTTGCCACCGGCGAGCAAGACCCTTCGGTGGTGCAGCCGGATGATCCTCGGCTGGAGCCTGAACTCATGGCGGAGTTCATGGATCTGGTGACGAACCCCGAGCGCAAGACGGAGTGGCTGCAATGGCTCGGGGCGATGTTCCCCGGGGCTTCACGCAAGGCGCTCATGGCGGCGGCGAAGGAGCTGAAGACGGAGAACGCGACGGAGCTGCCGGTGCCGATGATCCGCGAAAACCGGCCTCAGGTGCAGGCGCTCAAGCTTTTTGATGAAATCTTCTTCCCGATCGGGACGGTGGACATCCAGCGCGCACGCTCGATACACCGGCGCGAGTGGCTCTCAGAGGTGGAGCTGCAAGAACGCGTGATGACTCTCGGGTGGGACCAGGATGTGGTGGATGAGATCGTGAAGAAGGGCCGCGGGCAGAGCCTGCTCACCCAGCCCATCCAGTGGCGCACGGGCACGGAGTGGTCGGTAACATTGACCGGACCGGGGCGCGCGGTGAACGAGCGCGATAATCTTTTCGAAATCTGGTGGAGCTACCGGCGCGAAGCGGATGATCTCGGCGTGCCGGGCATCACGTGCACGACGTGGAGCAGCGTGGTGAAGCATTCGCCACTGAAGCGCAGCGTGGCAGACTACCCGCACGGGAAATACCCTTTCGTGCTTCGCACTCGCGAACGCCTCGGCCGGCAGACGACGGACAGCCGGGGTATGAGCGTGCCGTTGGCGACGCACCAGAACGAGATCAAGGTGCAGCGCGATTCGCGCGGGGCCTACGTGCAGCTACTGGCATCGCCGCCGCTGAAGACGCGTATCCAGCGCGGGGCTTACGAGCTCGTGCTCGGGCCGAATGCGCAGATACCGGTTCAGAAAATGGATGACTTTGATATCGTGAAGCTGCCGGCGTTCATGAACGAATCGGTGGAGATGGAGCGGGTGACGCGCGATGAGGCGAATCACTACGCGGGGATGATGACCGTGGATGCGGATCAGAACCGGGTGGCGATGATCACCCAGGATGAGACGGATAACTTTCTCGGACTGTGGAGCGCAGTCTTCGGCCAGGCGCTCTCGCTCACGCAGAGCTATATGAGCGCAGCGGAGCTGGCGCGCATCACCGGCCAGCAGGAGATGGAGATGAAACTGACGCCGGCGGACATCCGCGGCGGATTCGACGTATCCATCCAGATTGACGCGCGCGACCTGAACATGGAATCGGTGACGGCGAAGACGAAGGCCTTTGGTGAACTGCTGGGGATGGATTCTCAAGGCGTGCTGGACCGCTCGCCGTATATCAAATGGGCGGCGTACTCGCTCGACCCGATTCTCGCCCGGCTGACGATCACGCCCGAGGGCAGCGTGACCAAGAAGATGATCGATGAAGAGCGCGCGAACGTATCGCAGATGGTGCTCGGGCTCGAGCCGATCATGAGCCCGAACGGGGTGACGAATCCGAAATTCCGCATGGAGACGGTGGTACAGACGGTGCAGCAATCGCCTCGGCTATCGCAGGCATACCAGAGCGATGAGGTGTTTCGCACACTCGTGGAAAACTACTCGAAGTATCTGGAGCAACAGATCAACCAGGAGGAGAACAAAGTCGTGGGCCGACTCGGCACGTCGCCGACGCAAGGCGTGCAAGGACTGTATGCAGGCGCCGCGGCGGGGCCGACGGAATGAAGAATTAGGAATTAAGAATTATGAATGAAAGACAGCCAGTGAGAATCGTGTATCTGCCGAATCCGGGCCGGGTGTTTTCTCCGGAGGAGCTGAAGGAGATTTTCTCCAAGTATGCGATCGGCGATGTGCTGGAGCTGGCGCTGCGCCAGATATTCTCGCAGCGGTTTGCCTCGGCGGCGATCGACGCCGCGCAGATAAACATACCAGACCGCGCGGCAGCGCATGCGGCGGGCCGCATCCAAGAGGTGCTGGATATGCGCGATGAGCTATATTCGTATTTCGGAGTGGCGGTCGAGGCGACCGGCGATGTGAAGCCCAGACCCATGAAGAGACCGCGCACTCCGCAATGATTTTCCCCGGTGATCTCTGACGGGACGCCGGGGGATTGCGATATATGAAGCTGGACTTCGGCCCGGGGTGAAAGACTCCCCGGGCCGTTGGCGACTACCCTTTGGTGAAAGCCGCACGGGTGGGCGTGTTGCATTGACCGGCGCGCCGTAGCTGCCGGGAGTGGGTGCACTTGGTAACCACCATGCCCGCGACAAACACTCAAAACAACTCAGCGGCGTCCGCGCCTGCCGCTGCGCCGACCGGCTCGCAACCTTCGGAAATCGTGGCAGCGAACACGGAGCATGATGTCGGCGAGGCCGATATCATGGCTGCACTGGCCCAGATCTCCGCTGAGCCAAAGAAGCCAAAGGCTGATGCCGATGGGGAAACCGATGCACCCGAGCCCGCCGCCCAGCCGACTGCTGAGGATGATGGCGAGGACGATGCCGCCGGTGAACCCGAAGCGACTGCTGCTGGTGAGCAACCGGAAACCGATACCCAGGCAGGCGACGCTGCGGGCGAGGAACCGGCGACTGACGACTCTTCCGAGGCTGCGGCTGCTACGCCGCCGGCCCAACCCACCGAGCCAAAGCGCGATGGGCGAAATGACCGGATCGACGAACTGACCGCCCGTGCCAAAAGCACGGAGGCGGAACTCGCCGCCGAACGGGAGCGCCGTGCGTTCCTCGAGGCGGAGGTAAACGGCGATCTGATCCCGGGCCAGCTGGACCATATCGATACGCCCGCCGATCTGCGCAAGCAGCGCGAGCAGGTGCTCCAACTCCGCCAGCGGCTCTATCGCTCTCCGAACGGCATGGAATTGCCTGATCCTAAGAATCCCGGAAAGTTTATCGAATACACGGCTGAGCAGGTTGCGGATTTATTCGCGCAGACCGAACGCCTTGTGCT